GGATTAACCGTTTTAGCAGGACCAAGTAAACATTTTAAAACATCATTTGCTTTATTAATGGCAGGTGCTTATATGAAAGAACATAAAGATTCCGTTCTAATGTTCTATGATTCAGAATTTGGATCACCACAATCATACTTTGAATCATTCGGTATTGATACTTCAAGAGTATTACATACACCAATCACAGACGTAGAACAACTAAAATTCGATCTAGTTAATCAATTAGATGAGATAGAACGCGACGATAAGGTTATTATTATCATAGATTCTATTGGTAACTTAGCATCTAAAAAAGAATTAGAAGATGCTTTAAACGAAAAATCTGTTGCAGATATGTCAAGAGCAAAAGCTTTAAAAGGATTATTTAGAATGGTTACGCCATATCTAACTATGAAAAACATTCCATTGTTAGCTGTTAATCATACCTATCAAGAAATGGGATTATTTCCAAAAGCAATCGTATCAGGCGGAACAGGCATTTACTATTCAGCAGATAACATTTGGATTATAGGAAGACAACAACAAAAAACTGGAACAGAAGTTAAAGGCTATAACTTTGTTATTAACGTAGAGAAATCTAGGTTCGTAAAAGAAAAAAGCAAAGTACCTATTTCTGTTACTTGGGAAGGTGGCATAAGCACATACAGTGGATTACTAGATGTAGCACTTGCAGGTGGATATGTACAGAAACCTAATGTTGGTTGGTATTGTAGAGTCGATACTGCAACTGGTGAATTAGTACAACCAAAGGTAAGAGAGAAAGATACGTTAACAAAAGAATTCTGGGATCCAATATTTGAAAGCACAGATTTTAAAAAGTTTGTTAAAGGTCATTATCAAATTGGTCATAAACCGTTATTAAATATAAATTTAGATTTACAAACGGTTGAAAATGATGTATAATATAGACCATAATGATTACTCTATAGTCGAATCGAATGAAGTAGATTTCTATGGGGTAAAAATTAAGAAAGGTAAATATAAAAATGTTGTACTCATATATGGCAAAGTTGGAATTAAAGAAGACCAAGAGCTCGATACAGCACGATTATCGTTTACCTACAACATTCAGGATCCAGCAGAATTCGATTCCAAAGATCTAGAGAATGATGAATATTTTAAAAACTATTTGGGTTCAGTCTTACAACATATAATTACAGATAGTTTAGATAAAGCAGAAAAGAATAACAAAGCGAGCATAGGAATTGGACATAACGAATCAAATACAAACACACACTCTGAACCATCTTCTTCATAACGAAGAATATTGCAGAAGGGTTATACCTTATTTAAAGAAAGATTATTTCGAAGGATCACATAAAACAGTCTTCGATCTAATTGTATCTTTTGTACATAAGCACAACAAATTACCAACCGGTAAAATTCTAGAACTAGAACTACAGAAAGTAAACGCACACGAAGAAATAGTTAATTCAGCTGGCCAGCTAATTCAAGAAATGAAAGTAAAATCAGATCTTGATACTGAATACTTAATTAACGAAACAGAAAAATGGTGCAAAGAAAGATCTGTTTATCTTGCCATAATGGAATCAATTAATATTATTGATGGTAAAGATAAAGAGAAAGGCGAAGGGTTAATACCCGAAATACTATCTGAAGCTCTTGGTACTTCTTTCGACCAAAATATTGGTCACGACTATGTTGATAATTCAGATGAAAGATTTGAATTCTATAACAGCGAAGAGTCAAGAATACCTTGGGACTTAGATTACTTTAATAAGATCACGAAAGGAGGATTGCCGAACAAGACATTGAACATTGCCCTCGCTGGTACCGGTGTGGGCAAATCATTATTCATGTGTCATGCTGCAGCAGCAAATCTACAAGCTAATAAAAACGTTTTATACATTACAATGGAAATGGCAGAAGAACGTATAGCAGAAAGAATAGATGCTAATCTAATGGATTTACCAATACAACAATTAGAATCATTACCAAAAAATGTATTTAATTCCAAGATAGAAAAGATTGCTCAAGCCAATATAGGTAAACTTATTATAAAAGAATACCCAACTGGCGCAGCACACACTGGACATTTCAGGGCTTTACTCAACGAGTTAAAGCTAAAAAAGAATTTCAAACCCGATATAATTTATATCGATTACTTGAATATTTGTGCCTCCTCGCGTATGCGTGGGCTCGGTGGAAGCATAAATAGTTATTCGTACGTCAAAGCTATAGCGGAAGAACTTCGTGGTTTGGCGGTCGAATATAACGTCCCTATTGTTAGCGCAACGCAAACAACTAGATCTGGTTTCGGTAATACCGATATTGGATTGGAGGACACTTCGGAATCATTTGGTTTACCAGCAACGGCAGATCTCATGTTTGCTCTAATATCAACAGAGGAACTTGATGAACTTGGCCAACTAATGGTAAAACAATTGAAAAATCGTTATAACGATCCGACCAAATATAAAAGATTTGTAGTTGGTATTGATCGGGCTCGCATGAAATTATATGACGTAGAAGAGTCAGCTCAGACCGATATTGTGTCTGATATGACAATTCCGGATAAACCAATAAGTACGTGGGGGGATCGAGAATCAAAAGATACCTTTGCGGAATTTAAAATATAGGAGAAAATTATGTATATATTCGAAACAGCAAAAGACTGGGTAATGGATAGATTGCCAGAAAGAACTTCACACGACGGAGTATTACTTATCGTAATATGTGGTTGTGTATTGCTTTTTGGTGGTGTAGCTAAACTACTTGCATGGGTAGGACTAGGCTATGGTATCTACACTTTGATTAGACAAGAAGGTTAAGGAACCAAATAATTATGTTTAAGGTGAAACTTATATCATATACGAAGCCAGTTGAAGAGCTCAACCTAACGGACGATCTTCTTCAGCTGGTTGCGTTCTGTGCACGAGTATCAAATCCCGATAATCAATACAATGAAAAGACCTCTGAAAAATTAGTTAAGTATTTAATTAAAGAAAAGCACTGGTCACCACTTGAAATGGTGAACGTTTGTCTAGAAATAGAAACGACTAGGGATATAAGCAGACAGATACTCAGACATAGATCATTTTCTTTTCAGGAATTTAGTCAGCGATATGCTGATCCTACAAAAGAATTTAAATTTGTTACCCGCGACGCGCGTATGCAAGATTATAAAAATAGACAAAACTCTATTGAAATACCACAGGAAGATTCCATAAATTATGTTTGGGAATCATACCAAGAGATATTAATAGAAAGAGCTAAGAAAGCATATGAATGGGCTATCGAAGCTGGTATCGCAAAAGAACAGGCGAGAGTAGTCTTACCAGAAGGATTAACAATGACTAGAATGTACGTTAACGGAACACTCCGTTCTTGGGTACATTATATGGAATTAAGATCCGAACATGGAACACAAAAAGAACATTCAGATATAGCAAAGAAGTGTGCTGAGGTAATATATAATTTATTCCCGGTAGACGACATTGTTTAAATCCCACAACAATATAGCAGAACATATAGATCTTAGCATGATCGAATCATTAGATTTTGATTATGCTGATACTACTAAAATGGATGCTATCACAGAACACTTTAAAGATCTCGGTATACCAATACCAGATTACCCTAGAGATGGGGCATGTGTTTATCGTATCACCGAAGACAAAGCTCCAGAATGGGTACTTAGTATTAAGAATATGTTCCCAGAGATAAAACACCCTAAGACATTAAATGTCATAAAGATTATGCCAGGAAGGTTTATTGCACCACATGTAGATAGACTAAGAGATTACGATCCTAAATTAAACCCTGTTCGAATCAATTTATTTTTACAAGATAGATTGTTTGGTCATTACTTCGAGATGGACGGAGAAGCCTGGTTAGATTACAAGAAAGGGGATTATACAAAGATACCTTTCGGGACTCCGCATATAGTTGCTAACCTCGGATATGAACCTAGGTATACAATACAGATCTCAGGTTACGTGAACTCTTCGTGAACTTTTCAAAATAAATCAAAAAAGAGGTTTACAACTCCCCTAAAATGTGGTATAATACACATGTATTTAAAAATAAAACAGAGGAGTTAAAATGGACAATACAAAAAAACTAAACGAATCACTAGATATTCTTCTAGATGAAATCACATCAAAATATACAAGATTTTGTAAAAGATCTAAATTCGCAGACATTGAAAAAAATGTACACGAATTTAAAGACGATCTAAGAATCGAAGTTGGTAGAAAATATTATAAGATCCTAGCTGGAAACAGAGTATGGGGATTTATTAATATAGGAAACTATAAATTCGTATATGGCGATATTCTAAAAGCTAAAAACTTTAAAACACCTTCGCTTAACCAAGCGCGAGGAAACATTTTTCAAGATGGATATACCATCGATTGGACTGGACCACTTTATATTTCAGGATACTCTGCAGGTGGTAATAGAACCTGTGGAAAGTGTGGTGCAGAAATTAAAAACTTACTAGGAGCAGCGTAATGAAAAAATTTATAGTAACACCTTTCTCAAAACCAGAAGAAGTACTCAGCGAATCTCAAATAAGAGATATTGTAGGTGCACCTTCTATCGAAGAAGAAAATGAATGCCTTTGCGGTAAACAAATCGACGATTGTGAGGAGGCTTATGAGCACGTTACGTCAGGATGCTAAGTATCAAGCTGTAGAAACCTTTCATTCAACAAAAGAAAGAACAGCTCGTAGATGGGAGCTTTTAAAACAGCATAAATACCATATAACTAACCTAAAAGATCGACCAGGTTTTGAACTAGGAACTTACTTATTGGAGTATGAGATATGGAACCAGTAACATTTGTATTAATATCAGTTTGCACAGGCTATGCTTGTCATTATGCGTATAAACAAGGTATAAACGAAGGTGTAAATAGAAGTTTAAAAATTCTTCATAATCAAAAAATAATTGCTTATGATAGTCAAGGGGAAATTTACCCTAACCCATTCTTTAAAAGAAAATAGTTTATAAATAGATCTATGATATCTTTTAAATCACATCCTATAAAAGAAGGCACTGCCTTAACCCCTGCTCAGCTGGCCAATATGAATTCGGCTACTAAAGAACCAAGAATTGATATTCTTATGCGTCTTATAAAAGATAAGAAACCATTAGAACTAATCAAAGGTGGAACTTTCATAGTAGGAGATGAATATATAGATCAAGCTATTTCTAATTGCCAACTATTTAAAAAGAACCAAGATCATTTTGGTCGAAGTGGATTTACTTTAATAGACAAAGAAGGTAAAGAAATAAAATCTAATGACTTACTTAAATCTAAAGTCATGGGTGGAGGTNGTGGCGGTGCTGGATCAGGCACAGCTGATACTGAAAGGAATGAATCCCATAACGCATGTATGATGCGTGCAATTGTTGATGATGGTTATAATAATGATATAGAGCACTTCGATCAAGCGCGTATAGCTAAAGCACACTCGACTAATGGAACTAATAATATATCTGCAAATACAGATAAGATATTAGAAACTCCAGATGATTGGAATCAGTCATCTTACTTTGCAGCCAAATGGTTAGCCGAAAATAAATATATTAATAAGTCACAAACATTTCATCGCGGGGATAAAAAGATGAATGCAATATATGCTCTAAAGAATATAGCATATAAAAATAATGGATTCAAAGCTTTGAAAGACGATAAGTGGAATCCGGGCGATGTTTGGGCTATGGCGAAAGACTTTAATCCAGTAAAAGAAATAGATGTTACATCTGTTTCAGCTATGAATAGATCTTTAATAGAACATTTTAATACACGAAGATGTGTTGGCATTTCCCTTAAGATGGTAAAGAAATATCCACCATATAATAAAGAACACAATAACCAAGTACCACCAGATAGTGATTTACATAAACTAAAAGCCTTAGAATTAGAATCAAACCGTGGAGACTTTTGGTCATCTAAATCAGCTACTATAGTATATGATACTGGATCTATGAATTTAAAAGATAACTCACCAGGATCAACAGTCAAAGCTGAAATAAAAGGTAAAACTTCTAGGGGTGGAGGAATATCTTGGGGTGAAATGGTTGAGTTTGTAAGAAGAGAAACAGGAAAGAATATGGGTGCACATGCGAAAGCTATAAAGCCCATAGCAAAGAAGATAGAAAAAGAATTATCTAAAGGTAATGACAGGACAGTTAAGAAGAACTGGTACCCTCTCTATAATGAATTCTATAAAAATGTATCTTATAAAGATATGTTAGAACAATTAAAGCAAAAAGATTGGACATGGATCTCAGCAAAATATGCTGAAATGCTTTTATTTTATCATATACAAAAAGCAGGTGGAACAAAAGCAAATGCTATTATAACACATATGATAAATTATGCAGGTTCAGCAATGGTCGAATCAGCTGTTTATATAAAGGTAGGAAAATAATGAAGAGCTTTAAGAATTTTAAATTAACCGAATCCAAAAATACTCATATGACACACATAGAGGATTTAGTTTTGGACGGTGGAGTTAAGGGGGCACGCCAGGCTATACTCGCGCTAAGGTCATTGCGAGATATGTTGAGCGGTCATGCCAAATCACCAGTAGATGTGACCGTCAAATGGGACGGTGCCCCCGCCGTCTTTGCAGGAGAAGATCCAGGAGATGGTTCTTTCTTTGTAGCTAAGAAAGGTATTTTTAATGCTAATCCTAAAGTATATAAAAGCCATGATGATATAAAAGCTGATACCTCTGGTGATCTTAGTAAAAAACTAATAATGGCTTTTGATGGATTAAAAGGTTTAGGTATTAAAGGAGTTATCCAAGGTGACTTTATGTTTGACAAATCGGACCTAAAAGGTGAAACGATTAACGGGCAAAAAATGATTACCTTCCATCCAAACACTATTGTGTATGCTGTACCAGCTGGATCTAAATTAGAACAAAGTATATCTGCAGCAGATGTTGGTATTGTCTGGCATACTAGTTATACTGGAGCTACCTTCGAAACTATGCAAGCTAGCTTTGGAGGAGATATAGTTGGTAAACTGAAAAAGAGTTCAAAGGTATGGCAGGTGAATGCTGACTTAGATGATTTATCAGGTAACGCTACATTCACTGCAGCAGACAATTTAAAAGTTACTAAACTCTTATCAGAAGCTGGTAAACTATTCCAAAAGATTAGTTCTGGCGTATTAAAAGAACTAGAAGGTAACAAAGAACTTAACTTAGTTATTAACGTATATAATAATACGATGGTAAGAAAGGGAGTTAGAATCAAAGATGAGAAGAAACATGCTAAAGGATTAGTTAAGTTTGTTGAAGAAAGGTATGCTAAACAGATTGATAAACTATCATCTGACAAAGGCAAAGCCGGTAAAACTAAACAGAGAGACGAATTATTATCATTTTTTAGTAAAAGTAATCTAAAAAACTTAGAAAATGTCTTTAAATTACAGAATTATCTTGTAGACAGTAAATTAATTATTATAAATAAACTAAACAAACTAAATAAAATTGGTACGTTTGTTAAAACAACGTCCGGATTTAAAGTAACCAACCCAGAAGGTTTTGTTGCAATAGATCGTATGGAAGGTGGAGCTGTTAAGCTTGTTGACAGATTAGAATTTTCTGCTAACAACTTTAGCAAAGATATTATAAAAGGTTGGGATAATCCTAACTAAATGGGAACCGAGGATTAATGAAATCATTTAAAGACTATTTAGTCGAAGAAACAAAACTAGTAACTTTCACATTTGGAAGATTTAACCCGCCGACGGCTGGGCATGAAAAGGTATTCGACGAATTAAAAAAACTATCACGCGGCGGCGTTTATCGAATATACGCATCTAAGTCAGTAGACAAAAAGAAAAACCCCCTCACATTTAAAGACAAAGTAAAATTTATGCGTAAGATGTTTCCAAAGCATGCGCGTAATATTATGGCAGACGCAGATGTAAGGAACGTATTAGATATATGTGTTAAGTTATACGATCAAGGGTTTACTAAAGTTCAAATGGTAGCAGGATCGGATCGAGTAAAAGAATTCGAGTTACTACTAAACAAATATAATGGTGAAAAAAGCAGGCATGGATTCTACGAATTCGAGGGTGTAATAAAGGTTCTATCAGCTGGACAACGAGATCCAGATGCCGAAGGTGTAACAGGTATGTCCGCATCTAAACTAAGACAAGCAGCAATAGACGGTTCAATGCAGGACTTTGCTAAAGGTATACCTGTAGCTTCTATTGTAAATGATTTATATAATGCTGTTAGATTAGGTATGGGATTAAGAGCAGAATCAACCCAACCACACACCCAATTAGAAAAGGTTTCGGATATAAGAGAAGAATATATCCAAGAGAAGATATTTAGAATTGGATCTAAAATACGTTTAAAAGAAAGTAATCAAGAAGGTAAGGTTGTTATTCGTGGAGCTAATTACGTTATAGCAGAGTTCAATGGATTTAAGAAAAGGTGCTGGTTAGATTCTATACAAGAATTAGCTGGGGAATGGGGAACAGACGAATTAGTAACTAATTATGCTAATAATACCCCAGGACAAAATAATATGTCCACTTATAAAAAACTAAAACTTAAGAAAGAAGATAAGAAGAAAGCTGATAAAGATTCTTCTCATGGTGATAAAAACTACGACTCATTTAAAACTGGAACAAAGTCAACAGATGCTAAACGAAGAGCTCAGCAAAATAGACAGGCAGATATGGATGATGATGATCCAAAGGCATATAAAGATTTACCAGGCGATAAGAAAGCCAGATCTAAACCACAACCTAAATCAAAATTTACTACTAAATATAAACAAATGTATGGTGAAAGTATGACATTCGAAGATTTCGTAGTAGAAGGTAAAGGACAAGCAACAAAAGCTTTAAAAAAGAAATCAGATGCAACAGGCGTTTCGATGGCTGTATTAAATAAAGTATTTGATAGAGGATATGCTGCTTGGAAAACAGGACATAAGCCAGGTACAACACCAGTTCAATGGGGATTAGCAAGAGTAAATTCCTTCTTAGTTGGTGGACCAGTTTGGCAAAAGTTTGATGCGGATCAAGCTAAAATAGCAAGAGCGGGCGGTTTCAGCCCTAAACGAGGATAGAAATGAAATTTAAAGAATTAAGAGAAAAGCTTAATAAGATGTCAGGATCTAAGCTTACTGGTGCAGAGGTTTCTCAGTACTATAGAAAAAACCCTGGAGCTAAAAAAGCAGCTAAAGATAAGAATGTTAAGAAAGCTATTGAGATAGCTTTAGATCATGGCGGTGCTATGAACTTTGCAATCAAGAAAATCGAGAAGATGAAAAGAGGATTAGCTGATCATCCAGAAGTTGCTAAAGCTTTAGAGTTTGCAAACTTCGGTGAAGCTGTTGTAAAAGAAGCCTTAATGAAAGAAGGAACATGGNGAATACCTGAAACTAAAAAAGAATTAAAACAGTTAGTAGATTTATTAGCTAAACCGTATCCTGCTACAACTCCAAAGGATGTAGAGAAATTTCAGGATAAGCTTCCAATAGGTGATGATAAACTATATGATGATTTAGAATCAGTATATTATGAAAAAGGAACTGGACCTGAAGTTAAAAGACCTTTAGTAATAATGAAAAAGTTTCCTAAAGTCTTTTTAAATGTAATTGCTGGAGAATCATTAGCTAGAAGAATCGATAATTGGATTGATGGTAAAGTTCAAGGTAACAAATATATTGCAACTCATCATTTCTTTGATGATTTAATGTCTGAAATGGATGAAAGAGCACCAGCTAGAAAATCTGGCAAGATTAAAAAAGGCGAAAAGGTGAAGATATGAGCAAACCAGTAAGACTAAGCAGAAAAGAACAAATCATAGCTGATGCTGAGAAAAGATTAGATCTTAAAATTAAAGAACTTCAATATATGAAAGCAAAAAGAGACTTCGATGTAGAAGAAGGTCTTTGGGATAATATCCGAGCTAAAAAAGCCCGTGGCGAAAAGATGAAAAAGAAGGGTGAAGAAGGTGCACCAACCCAGGATGCTATCGATCGAGCTAAAGCAGAAGCAGTAAAACCACAACAAGCAGCTATGCTAAAAAGAGTTAAAGTTAGATTTCCAAAAGCAAAAGCTTTCTGGGATGATATTACTAATCTGGTTAAACCAAAAGGCCAAATTAATTCTAAACGATTCGTTGAATTAGGAACTGCTTATGATAAGAATCCAAAGTCCCTAGATAAGCTTATTGCTAAATATAAGAAAGAGGACAAATAATATGAGAAAATATAATCCAGTAAATACTAAGGTATCAATGAATCCAGATGGAAAAGTTACTTTATCGCCAATATCAGAAGCTAAATTTAATTCAAAGAAAGAATTAGCAGCAATTAAGAAAATGGATAAAACATTGGAATCAGTATATAAGGACATGAATAAATTACAATATGGTAAGTCATTATACTTAAGGAAAGTCAATGACGGTATTGTAGAAGCAAGAAGAGGAATATCAACCTATCAAGCAGCTATTGAAAATGGTGAGCTAGAAAAATAATGGAAACGTTTAAAGAACAGCAACAATTAGATGAAGCGATCGATATAAAGAAAGCTTTAAAGAAAGTAAAAGGTTTATCAGATAAACAAATGAATTTTATTTCTAGATTACCTATGCCTGTTCTAACATCTATTGTTAATCAATTAAGTACGGTTGTTGCTCATAACGATTTAGAAGAAGCTCCATTAGTTATGAATGATATGGATATGGTAAAAACTATTTTAAGTAAAATAGAAAATGATATAGGTAACTTAAATATTAAAAAGCAATTAGAAAAAGCTTGGCCGAAGATTCAACTATTAGCTAAGATGGCTGGGTACAAAGTTACAAAATCAGCCCAAACTAAAGGTAGAATGTTTAGATCGGATATAAAGAAATAGGAATAAGAATGGCACCAAGAATACAAGACAAAGTCGTATCATCATTTAATAGAAAATGGAAATATAGAAAAGACAAAGAACAATATGGTATGGCAGACGCATGGAAAATAATTTATTCAATGGATGCAGAAGGTAAGTTTGTAGGTGATTGTGAAGATTATGCTCTTACAATCTTATATCAGCTTTCTGGAAATAGTCATTTAAAAATGTGGTGGATGTTAATTACTCATCAAGCAGGTATATGTTTAGTTGGTCCAAATAAGTGGAAATCCTCACATGCTGTATTAAAATACAAAGGTGAATATGTAGACAATTGGACTAAGAAGTTTGGTCCTAAATCTGCTATAGAAAAGAATCACACATTCCATATATTTTTTGGATATGGTTGGGCATATATGACAGCTTTAAAAATGATTCTAAGTAAAGTAATGAGAACCATTAAAAATGTATAAATTTGCAGAAAAAGATTTCGGGGTTTATGAAGGTAAGACATATCCTTTAGAAACTCCTTTACTAGAAGGAGATCCAGAATTAAACAAACCAAAACGAAGTGGTCCAGATGATCCTAAAAAGTTTGTTGTTTATGTAAAAGATCCTTCGACTGGTAATGTTAAGAAAATTAATTTCGGTAACGAAAAGGATTTTGTTGGAGGTAATGCTAAGATCAATAATAAAGATAGAGCTAAAGCATTCTCAGATAGGCATAATTGCCCAGCAAAGAAAGATAAACTAAGTGCAGGATATTGGTCGTGTAATCTTCCAAGATATGCAAAAGAATTAGGATTAAAAGGTGGCGGAAACTATTTTTGGTAAGCCTTACACTGATAAGGGCGAATTAAGAGAATTTGACATTAGCATAGCTGATGAAGAATATGTTTGGCATCGCGATAAAGAAGATCGTGAATGTGAAATATTAGAAGGGGATGGATGGTGTTTTCAATATGAAAATTGTTTACCATGGGCTCTTCAACCGGGGATGATATTCCATATAATGGGTAGTGAATTTCATCGATTAATAAAAGGAAAGAATACACTTAAAGTGAGGTTAATCAAGTATGACAAAAGTTACAGCAGCTGAGCAAAGGCTTGAACAAGCTGCTAGGCTTGATCGTATCGAAGAAAAAATCGATCGAATGTCCGAGGCGATTATCTCATTGGCGAGAGCCGAGGAAAAGATTATAACACTTACGTCTTTTAGTAAACAACAATCTGAACAGATTGTAAGAGTTATAAATAAAGTGGACGCTTTAGAAAAACAGGTAGAAGCGAATGCATCTACCGTAAATATAATAAACAAAATATTCTGGATGGTTATGGCAGCTGCCGCAACCGCTATTACTGGAATGTTAATAATGCAATAAGAGGTATACTACTATGCAAAATATGTTTAAAGACGACATTACCGCGAGCATTGCTAAGACTGTCAGTGATGTTCTAGAAGGTAAAGTAAAAAAAGAAGAGATGGATCCAACGGATCATGTCAAAAATAAAGACGGTCAATTTGTGGTTGTTGATGCAAACGGAGATGATGTAAAAGCTTTCGGGAAGAAAGACGAAGCTGATGCCTATGCTAAAAAGAACCATGAGTCTTTAATGGCGGTTAAGAAGGAATCTCCTGAAGAGCCTAAATCAAAAGGTGAGAAGGAATTCAAATCTAAGCACACAGTAAAAAAATCTGGCGAGAAAGAAGACGGTACTGTAGTTAAAGAAGCTGAAGAAGTTACTATCTCTATAGATTATATGCACAAAATTGACGAGAAGCTTAAACCAGGAAAAGGTAAATCAACAATCGATGTAGATTACATCGGTGATAAAGGTCAGACTAAAAAAATAGAAAGTAAGTTTAAAGTAAAAATTAAAACAACTGGTTCTACAACAGCTGACGTAACAGGCGAAAAGAAAAATGTGTTAGCATTTATGCAATCAGATGCATATATGATGGATGATGGAGATATCAAAGAATTATTTCCTGAGCTAATGGAAACAACATCTCCAGAAATGAAAGATGCATTACCAGTAGCTGGTAAAGACAATGGATATATGGATGAAGCTGAAGAAGATATGTCTCCTGCTCAGAAAAAATACCAGGCATTCTTTAAGAAAGCACTTAAGAAATTCGGCGCAGAATCCCCTGCAGATCTTGACGATGAGAAAAAGAAAGAATTCTTTAACTACATCGATAAGAATTACAAAGGTGAAAACGAGAGCGACTAATGAAAACATTTACTGAAATAAGAAATATAACTGAAAGCATGCGTTTACCTAAAGCTCCTTTAAAAGGGATGCATTTAACTGGGTTTTCTGGAAAGTTTAAATTAAACCAACAGTCAAGTCATGAGGATAATTACTCTCCTGGAGTTCTTAAAGACGTAAAAACTGGTTTAAAAATAGTAGAGAAACATCTTAAGAAACAAGGAATGAGATTCAAAGAAGAAGAAGTTCTAGTTGGACCTAAAAACCATGCAAAAGAACATGGCTTTAAGGTTGGAGATTTTGATTCCGAGTTTGCAATAGATATCTTTCCAGGATTTCCAGGCAAGAACCCAGATCTACCAAAAGGTAAATCTGAAGATGATATTAACTTAGATGATATGGTCAAAGACCTAGGTAAATTAAAATCATTCGGTAACTTTAGAAATGATTTCTCAGATAACTGGGGTGGTGGTAAATAAGACCAAATAAGCTATTATAGATAGTTATATGATGAAAATATTTGAAGAGCTAAACGCTAAGAACTTTAAACTGTTCGCAGCAAAGAATTATGATAACCCTGAATGTACAGATGCAGCAGAGTTTGATGAGGATCTTGCAAGGTTTAAGTACCTAAAAAGATTACTTAGACGATACGAAGAAGCAGAAGATCTTCAGGAAAGATTAATATTAAATCACTTAATTGTGATCTATAATGTTTTCGGTATACCTGCAGCAAACAAGATGGTTTGGTTTAAGATTGATAAATCACACTGGCATTACATTAAACCATTTTTAGTATTTTTAAATTATTTGCCAGAGAATGAAAAAGTAGAGGTATCGTTAGATCCATTAATAGTAGAGAAACTTAGACAGATATGAGCATATTATCAAGAGCAGCAGATTTAGGATACGCCTTTAGATTTCTAAAGCTTCTAACTACGCCGTGGGAAAAGTTACCTGCATACGAATTAGGTATTGTCGACAAAAGAGGGCGTAACCTAAAAAAAGCTAAAGAGCTTACTAGTAACGAGGAAAAGTCTGCATACACTATTTTCCATAGATTAGTATTTAATGTAAAAAGACTATTACAATTAGCACCAGGGGGCAAAAGCAAAATAGCTTCTTACGCAGCTGCTTTATTCCTAATTAAAGAACACACAGGAATGAGCGAAGATAAAATTCGTGACGTAATAGATAAAGCTTTAGAAGATGGATTAGATGATGAGATATCTGAAAGCCATTGGTTTATAAAAGACGATATATTAAACCCTGGCACATATTGTTTAACAAAAGATATAGTTTCATATAACACTGGTGAATCTATAGCTAAAAAGAATTCAAAGATCAAGGTGCTAGAACACACAGAACCGTATTCTAGTTTTTTAGGAAATAATATTTATAAAGTTCAGCACGTTTTAACGAAGCAAGAATTATATATAACGAATGGAGATATTAAAAGATGAGACGTTCATTTCAAGAATATTGTAAATATTGGGAAGATGCAGCTGCTAATTCAGTAGCACACGGTGGTGTAGCTATGCCAGCTGACATGATGACCAAAGACAAACATAAAAAACATAAAGCTAGTGTAGCTAAATCAGAAAGAAGATACGACGGAAGAACAAAAGAAGGTCGTAAATTTGTCGAAAGGATTATGGCTAGGAGAGCTGCTAAAGAAGCAAAGAAACAGAGCTAGATAATGAGAGATATAATTGATTGGTGTAGGAACGCTTGGATATGGATTAAATCATGGTTTATAACATACCACAAAGTAACAGTATCATATAACGCTATCTACGGCGACGCGGACGATCAAGTCTTTGAAAACGTTCCGAAAATAATCACAGAAAAAGAAAAGGTTTTAGTCTTCATCGATGAAGAAGGCAGAAGGGTGAAGTTCGCTGGAGCGGATGGATTAAATTATAAGATAGAGGAACAAGATTAATGCAACAATTATTAATTGGCGTTATATTAGTATTAGGGTTAGGCGGTTATTGGTTATACCAAGAGAATCAAACTTTAAGTGCAAATAATATGAAGCTTGAAGGCGCAGTAGAAGAACAAAAAGCTGCAATGAATGCGATGAGAGAATCATTCGAAAAGCAAGGTAAAGCTTTGCAAAATATGAGTCGAGTAAATGCTGAAATAGAAGCTGAGAAAGCTGAATACTTAGCAATATTTTCAAGACACAATTTAGATATGTTAGCTATAAAGAAACCTGGACTAATACAAAATAGGTTTAATAATGCTAGTGAAAAAGTTATGGAGGGATTAGAAGATGACACTGAAAAATTATACAGTATTGACACTCCTACTAGTACTGACTAGTGGTTGTTCTATTTTTGGAACTAAACAAGTAGAGATAGTATCAAAACCTGTTGTAATAGAAATTATGCAGCCTGGATTACCAAGACCTGTTGATCTAACAGCACCTAACTGGTATGTAGTATCAGAAGCAAAGATTGCAAATCCATGTAAAAAGATTATGAAACTTGACGAGAATGGTAATCATATTGTCAAGGAAGATGGCACACATCAGACAACAAGACCCAAAGCTTGTGCTAAAGAAGATACAGAAAATCCGGATTGGCCAGTAGGATATACCTATCTAGATCGATTTATGGATGAAATGAAAGAACAAAATAACGGAGAAGTTGTTTTCGTTGCTACTACAATAGGTGACTATAAAGTAATGGCAGAAGATATGCAAGAACTAAAAAGGTATATCAAACAATTAGGTGAAGTAGTTATATACTATAGAGATGTTACAATGACCGACGGCCAAAAAGGTATCGGCGCAGCTATTGAGGTGAATAAAGATGGCAACAACTAGAATGAAAGATCAATTAAGTAATTGGGATAGAGCTGTTATAGCAGCTAAACTATCAGCAAACGCTTATAAGTCAGAAAAGGCTGCAGTCGCAGCATGTAAGAAAATGGGATTTCCCTGGGCTAAATTAATTTCCAGAGATGGTGCAGAAGTATTAGTAGCTAAAGACCGTAATGATTTATGGTTTGCATTTAGGGGTACTGAACCATCCAAACTTAATGATGTTATGGCTGATCTTAAAGTAATTAAAAATTCGGCAATAGCCGGAGGTAAAGTTCATGGTGGATTCAAACAAGAAGTAGATGACGTGTGGATGGATATTCTAGAAGAACTAGAACATAACGACCAGTTAAAATTACGTAAAGATGTTTACATGACAGGTCATTCTTTGGGTGCTGCAATGGCAACCATATCATCTACAAGATATCAACCAGAAGAATTATTTACTTTCGGATCACCCAGAGTCGGTGGACCGAGATTTATTAAGAATATTAAATGTAAGCATTATAGATTTATGAACAATAATGATATAGTATGTCGTATACCACCAGCGTGGTTAGGATTTAGACATCATGGTGAAATGATTTACTTTAATGCAGCGGGTATTAGACAATCCAATCCAACGTATAAAGACCTCTTTAAAGGTATATTAAACTCTTGGAAGAGATGGAAGTTCTTTGATGGTATTGTCGATCACGGTATGCCAAATTATGTTAAAGCAATTAATAAACTATCAAAGGGTAAATAATGTATTGGTTGTTAATCTTAGCTTTAAAATCTATTCTTAGTTCTGTTATTGGTAGTTCTTTCTACCAATGGTTTGAAAGTACTAGTGGTGGTATATGGTTTCAAAAACAAATCAATCGATTCATGCAGCATTTTGCTGAAAAATATGATCTTGAATTAGCAAAGAAAGATGCTAAGTTTCGTAAACAATATCCTATCCAAGCCGAAAGACTAGATGCTTTAGAAGAAGATTTGACAACCCTATGGGAAGTGAATGGTAAAGCAATAGCAAAACACCTCTCGAAAAAAACTAAATAAAAGATTTACAAATCACTAGATTTGTGGTATAATATATACTTATGAATGGGATAAATGTCATGGAAATAAATGTCACTAAGCGTGATGGAACACAGCAAAATTTTAATTTAGATAAAGTCCATAAAGTATTGGAATGGGCAGTCGAAGATATTACTGGTGTATCAATATCTGAAATAGAAATACGTGCTAACATACAACTATATGATAATATTCCAGCATATGATATACATGAGTTACTCATTAAATCAGCAGCTGAATTAATATCAGATCAAACACCAAATTATCAATTTGTAGCAGCAAGGCTAATATCTTATAAGATTCGAAAAGAAGTTTATGGGGATTATAAACCTTGGAATCTGAAACAAATTATAGAAAAGAATATCGAGCGTGGTGTATACGACGCAGAGATATTAACCAAATATTCTGATAAAGAATTCCAGGAATTAAATAACTATATCAAGCATGATAGGGATGATTCATTTACCTATGCTGGTATGGAACAATTCCGTGGTAAGTATTTAGTCCAGGATAGAAGAACCAAAGAGTTATACGAATCTCCACAAATATTGTATATGATGATTGCGGCAACTCTTTTCCAAAATTATGATGAAGGAAGAATAAAATATGTTAAAGATTATTATGATGCGATTTCGCAATTCTATATCTCTCTACCGACTCCGGTTATGGCTGGCGTACGAACAGCTACGCGCCAATTTAGTTCTTGTGTACTTATCGAGTCCGGAGATAGTTTGGACTCTATTAATGCTACTTCTACTAGCATTGTTAGGTATATAAGCAAGAAGGCCGGTATAGGTATCGGTGCAGGCTCCGTACGAGCCGCTGGTGCACGTGTTGGCGATGGCTCTATCGTTCATACAGGTCTAATACCTTTTTTAAAGTATTTTCAGGCTGCAGTTAAGTCGTGCTCGCAAGGGGGCGTACGCGGGGGCGCGGCGACCGTATACTTACCAGTATGGCATTATGAATTCGAAGATCTTGTAGTATTAAAGAACAATAAAGGTACAGAAGAAAATCGTGTAAGGCATATGGATTATGCTTTCCAATTAAATAAACTAATGTATGAAAGATTATTATCTGGTGGTAATATTACTTTCTTTGACCCGAATGACGTACCAGGATTATATGAATCATTTTATAATGACCAAGATAAGTTCCAAAAGCTATATGAAAAGTACGAGCGTGCTTATAGTATAAGAAAGAAAACATTACCAGCATTAGAAGTATTTCAACAATTACTTCAAGAAAGAAAAGACACTGGTAGAATATACATTATGAATGTAGATCATGCAAACGATCATGGTTCATTTAATGCAAAAGAAGCTCCAATCCATATGAGTAATCTATGTTGTGAAATCGACTTACCGACTACACCACTAGAATATCCAGACGATCCAAATGGAGAAATATCTTTATGCACGTTGTCTGCTATCAATTGGGGTTTAATTAATCAACCAAGTGAATTTAAAAAGTACTGTAATTTAGCAGTTAGAGGATTAGATGAGTTATTAGATTATCAAGACTATCCTATTCAAGCTGCCCAGACTGGTACTATGGGTCGAAGACCATTAGGAATAGGTATTATTAATTTGGCTTATTTCTTAGCGAAACGTGGTTTAAAATACGACGAATCAGCATTTAAAATTGTTGATGAATATGCTGAAGCTTGGTCATATTATCTAATTAAAACCTCTGCTAAATTAGCAAGAAAAAAAGGTGCATGTTTATTAAATAATCAAACAAAATATGCGTCTGGAGACTTGCCAATTGATACATATAAGAGAGCGATAGATAATTTAATAGAGCCTAAAGAACGTATGCCGTGGGACGAGCTCAGAACTGAACTCAAAGAAAGCGGGATCCGAAACTCAACTCTCATGGCATTAATGCCCGCAGAAACCAGCGCTCAAATTAGTAATAGTACTAATGGTATTGAACCACCTCGTGCTTTAGTTAGCTATAAGCAATCTAAAGATGGGGTAATGGCTCAAGTAGTACCTGGCTATCATCATTTAAAAAATAAATACGATTTACTCTGGGATCAAAAAAGTCCAGATGGTTATCTAAAGATCTGTGCAATATTACAAAAATATATAGATCAAGGAATATCTGTCAATACTTCTTATAACCCAGAACACTTTGAAGATAATAAAGTACCTATGTCAGAAATGATTAAGGATTTAGTTACAGCTTATAAGTTTGGAATCAAACAATTATATTATTTTAATACGCACGATGGTTCAGGAGAAATGAAAATAGAATATAACCCACAAGATGAGTTACTTCCAGATAGTGAAGAATTTATCGATGAAGATTGCGAGGCCTGCGTAATATGAGCGTATTAAGAAAAAATAAAAAATCACACCTAACAAAGAATATGTTTCTTGATGAAGGTGTAGACATACAGAGGTTCGATGTTTTAAAGTATCCTGCCTTAGATAAAATGACAGATAAACAATTAAGCTTTTTCTGGAGACCAGAAGAGGTCGATGTCAGTAGAGACAAAAAGGATTTTAATAATTTAACAGAACATGAAAAACATATTTTTACTAGTAATCTCAAAAGGCAAATACTACTGGACTCGGTTCAGGGTCGAGCTCCCAATTTGGCATTTTTACCAATCGCTTCTCTACCCGAGGTGGAGAATTGGATTGAAACGTGGTCGTTTTCTGAAACTATCCACTCTAGATCTTATACACACATTATTCGCAATGTTTATGCTAACCCTTCCACTGTCTTTGATGGTATGCTAGACGTCCAAGAAATATTAGAATGTGGAAATGACATTGGTAGATATTACGATGATCTAATCGATTGTAATAATTCAGCTACAAATAGGATGCAACACAAACGATCTTTATATATGTGTATGCTTTCGGCAAATGCATTAGAAGGTATAAGATTTTATGTTTCTTTCGCGTGCTCGTGGGCGTTCGCGGAACTTAAAAAGATGGAAGGCAATGCTAAGATTATTAAGTTTATCGCAAGAGATGAGAACGTTCATCTTGCAGGAACAACTACTATTCTTAGAAACTTTATAAAAGAAGATCCTGAATTTATTAAAATAGCAAAAGAATGCGAAGATGAAGCTACCAATTTATTTGTTAAGGTTATCGAACAAGAAAAAGCCTGGGCAAAATATCTATTTAAAGATGGTTCAATGATTGGATTAAATGAACAGATTCTCGGGCAATATATAGAATGGATTGGATCTAAACGTATGAGAGCAATAGGTTTAGTATCACCATATTCTGTACCGAAAGTAAATCCATTACCTTGGACAGAGAAATGGATCGGTGGTGGTAACGTACAAGTTGCACCACAAGAAACCGAAATAACTAGTTATGTTGTTGGTGGAGTTAAACAAGATGTGGATCAAACCACTTTGTCCGGATTATCACTATAATGGAAATCCAAGCAACAATGCCAGTTCAATATAATAAACCAAACATTGAATACCAGCAGGTAACTGTGAAAGTCAATATTAATAAACAAACGGAAACGGTATACACTTATGATAAGAATGCTAACCTTATTGCAACTGTAGTTCGTTCCCATAACTTAGGAGAAGTGTGAGAGAATTAGGAATAGTATTAGTAGGAATGTTTGCATTCTTTTTATTTTTTGCAGGAGTAATATATCCGGATATAGAATATAAGAATATACCAAGTAACAGTACATGCTACGGCGAATGTTACCAAGAATATATAAGAGCAAATGGAACATTTTTAGAACAATTAGAAGAGAAAAAACTAGCTGCAGCAGCAGACGAGTTTAGTTCAATAAAAGGATTATGGGCAGGATGCGCAGCATGCCACGGAGATCAAGGTCAAGGTGTGGCAGTATTTCCTAAACTATCAGGTCAGTCAGCTGATTATATTACTGGTAGATTAAATGCCTATAAAAACAGAGAAGAGATAGGACCAATGAGTGCCACAATGTGGGGACAAGCTGGGGGTTTATCTGATCAAGAAATACAAACATTGAGTAAATACATTGAACAATTATAAAGAAGCAACAAAACAAGAACAAAAAGAATGGCAAGAAGGTGATAGAACATGGTGGGCTGACAGAGCTCTTCATTTCGTAGCAATAGCATCAGTAGTACAAGTAATCATGCTTAGTATGATGATGATGTCATTTTGGGTCATACAACTAGGTGTACAATAATGATGGTAGAAATTTATAGTAAAGATAATTGTCCGTATTGTGATATGGCAATTAAACTTGCAGAGCAACATACTAACGTACTAAGAATATTTAAATTAGGGATAGATTTAGATAGAGAACTAATGCTATTTAAATTTCCAAACGCAAGAACATTTCCCCAAGTAGTTGTAGATGGTAAACAAATAGGTGGATATACAGAATTTAAAAAACTCATAGATGACCGTAAAGCAGAAGCAATTGATGCTATAGACGGGAAATATGGAATATGATATACATATTCGACTGCGGTTATTGTTTCAAATTATCTGAAATAAAAATAGAAGAAGATGATACTAGTCCAAAGTATTGTCCATTTTGTGGTGAAGTTGCAGAAGAAGAGGTAGAAGGTGAGCTTGATTTTGATGCATAAATACTATTATGGACTGGATATATCAAGGCAAAACATTCGTACCACCAAAAGACTTTGACCCTAAAACAATGTATGGATTTATCTATCAGGTAACGAATACCGTTAACGATAAGAAATATATTGGTAAAAAATTCTTTTGGAGTAAGAAAACCCTCCCACCTTTAAAAGGTCAAAAAAGAAAAAGACGATCAATAGTAGAATCGGATTGGCGTACTTATTGTGGTTCTTCTAAAAACCTAACAGAGGATATAGCTGAAATAGGGCTAGATAAATTTTATAGAGAGATACTTTATATTGGAACTATGAAAGGTGAATTAGCTTATATGGAAGCAAAACTACAGTTCGAGAATGAGGTGTTGCTCAGAGATGATTATTATAATGGTATAATAAATATCCGATTAGGTTCAAATAGCGTCAACATATTAAAATGAGAGTAAACGTTTTAGCAAACGGTCCATCCAAAAAATACTTCAAACAACAACAACCTGAAGGCGAATTGCTTTTATGCAATATTCCTGCCTACGATATACCTGCAAATAAAGTCCACGGCTTATGTATGACTGATGGTAGATTTTTAAAGTTCCTATGCACTGGAATACTGGATTATGGAAATGGTGGTGATTTCTACCAGGAAGAAAAAGAACCTCCTAAGCTTGATAAGTATGACTGGATATTAGGNCAGAGAGCTACTAAATACGCTAGAAAATATCCAGAACAATTAAAACAATTTTCTAATAAAAGAATATTCATGCATCGGATATCATCAAGTACTGGCTTACTAGCTATAAAATATGCTCATGATGTTATATTACAGAAGTTTCAAGACGTGGGGCAAATACATATTTACGGCATGGATGCTTTATTTCAAGATGATGTATCTAGTTCTACACACAAAATAGTCGGTAGATCTAACCAGGAGCACGGGGTTAACCTTACCCTAGAAGGATGGAGGAATAGTATGTATAAATGGTTAACAGAGAAACATCAAGAATCTAAGGTAAAGTTCTTTTTTTATACGGATAAAGATCGGATGGTATTACCAAAACCAGACTTTAGACAACCAAAAAATATAAAAATTAGGGGTTTACAAACACCTTAAACTATGGTATAATACATCTTATGAATAAAAAAACAAAATCTAATGTTATTGCTTTTCCAGATAGAAGAGAAGCTATAGAAAAAAGTTTAACAGAATCAAGAGAAGCAGTAGAATTTATGACTTCCGAAGCTGTTGATACATCCGTTTATATGTTAGAATTAATAGAACAATCCTTAGAGATTAATCAAGATTCTTTATTTACTAATATGAATTTCAGAGATCCTGAAGTTCAGGAATCACGTGATATGCATGCAATAGTAAATCTAATGAATGCAATGTTTATGCGATTCTTAGGAATTCCACACGATTTACATCAATCGCTAGATACCGTGTTTGTTAAAGCCAAGCTAATGAATCAAGGCGAAGAAGATGAACTAATCGGTGAAGATGATTATGAAATAGAATTTATACCAGACTTTGATCTGGATGGAGATGACGATGATAATAGTTGATTACAGCCAAATTGCTTTAGCAAGTATAATTGTACAAAGGATAGATGATCCAGAACTAATACGACATATATGTTTAAATACTCTTAGAATGTATAATAAAAAATATAGAGATGAATATGGTCAAATGGTATTAGCATGCGATGGATTTAATTCTTGGAGAAAACAATTCTTTCCAGAATATAAAGGCGCACGTAAAAAGAATAGATCTGCTTCAGAGTTAGATTGGAATCTAATCTTCACTACACTAAATGATATCAGAGAAGAGATTAAATTAAACTTCCCGTGGAAAGTGTTACATATAGAAGAATGCGAAGCAGATGATATTATAGCTACATTAACTATGCAAACCCAAGAATTTGGATTACATGAACCAGTTATGATTATATCTTCAGACAAAGATTTTATACAATTACAAAAATTTAACAATGTAAAACAATTTAGTCCAGCTACTAAAAAATTCGTAGTAGATCCTAACCCTAGATTATACAAATGGAATCACGTATGTCGTGGAGATGCAGGTGATGGTGTTCCTAATGTTTTATCCCAGGATGATACATTTATGGTTGAAGGTAAAAAACAAAGCCAACTACGCCAAGCTAAGGTCGATGAGTGGGCAGAAAACATAGATAATCTAAGAGAATATATGGGTGATGAGATATATAGAAACTATCAAAGAAATCAAACATTAATTGACTTTGATTATATACCAGAAACTATACAAAAAACTATTATAAATACTTTTAATGAAACAAAACCTGCACCAAATATGAAGGTTTTGAATTACTTAGTTAAGAACAGATTAAAGAATCTGATTGAATGTACGGAGGAATTTTATACACATGGCTAAACTATTAATACCAGAACTCTTCAAGAAAATTGAAGATACCACTAACAAAGCTGCACAAGTAAGTTTACTTAGAAGCAACTCTCATCCAGCGCTAAAAGATATACTTAGGATTAATTTTGACGCAGATGTTGTTACGCTTCTTCCAAAAGGTGCACCAACATATGAAAAAGATGATGCTCCAGCTGGATACTCACCATCTTCCCTTTTCAAGGGTTATAGAAAATTCAAATACTTTTTTAAAGGACCAATCGGGAATCAATGTAAACCTATTCGAAGAGAAGGAATATTCCTTAGTCTAATCGAATCAATGCATCCATCTGAGTCAGAAGTTTTAATTCAGGCAAAAGATAGATCATTGAAAGTAAAAGGTTTGACAGGAGCTTTAGTAGATGAAGCTTTTCCCGGTTTAGTTGTAAAGGCAATCAAAAAGCCAGCACCTAAAAAAGCAACAACAAGCAAAAAGAAAAAAGAGGTATAGCCTATGCATTAATACTTTGTGATGTAATTTTAACAATAATCAACATGGAGATTGCTTATGATTACAGATTTGGAACGTCTCAAGAGAGATTACAAAGAGACCATTAGTTATAAAAGACGATTGAGTCGAAAAGGTAAAGATCTCTTAGCTTACAAGCTAGAAAAAAAAGCTTTAGGTCTAAGACATCACATTAAAGAATTACAAATATTAGGAGGTTAGAAACAGGGTTTGACCCTGGTTCGCCAGGGTTAAACATATTAAGAAAATGGTAATGAGAACATCAACAGAAATGCACACTTATTTTTCAGATGATGAAACTAAAGTAGCAAAGGTCTATGAAGCATATGAAGGATGGTTCGTAGAATTTTATAAAGATAACAAATTAGTTGAGCGGAGAGATCTCTTTGAACACAATGAGGAATATGCAGAAAATGCAGCCGAGAATTGGGTTCTTGGAGTAATAAAAGGATAAAGGGTTTACAAATACCTTAAACTGTGGTATAATATACATTATGAATATATTTGTTTTAGATAATAATCCAGTCATTGCAGCTCAAATGCAATGCGATAAACACATAGTCAAAATGATCTTAGAATCAGGTCAAATGCTTTCAACAGCACATCGTATGTTGGATGCAGAAGAAACCCGTGGTCCATCTAAGTCTGGAAAGACTATGGTCAAAAAATGGGTATTCAACAATGATGAAAGAGAAGATGTGCTATATAAAGCTGTGCATATGTATCATCCCTGTACTACTTGGACAATCGAATCAAGCGACAATTACGAATGGCATTACCAGCACTTTGTTGGATTATGCGATGAATATAAGTACAGATATGGAAAAACACATGCAACAGATATTCGTCTTAGAGAACCTTTAAAAGATATGCCACAAAATATAAAGCATAAAGGTTTAACAGATTTTGCATTAGCGATGAAAGCTTTTCCTGATTGTATTACTGAATGTCCAGTAGAATCATATCAGAATTATTACCATACAAAACTAGCATATATGCCAATGGTATGGTCTAAAAGAAAACAACCAGAATGGTTTAATCCACAAGCATACGAAAAAACACATAACAAATTAGATTGGGTTGGAGAACATTGGGAGAGAGCAAATGCCAACATATGATTTTAAAAATCTAGAAACTGGTGAGATAGAGAAAGATCGGATTATGAGTATATCCCAAATGGAAGAATATACGAAAGACCCGAATATCCAACAGGTAATTTCAACATCTAAAAATAATATAATTTCAGGTAAAGAAGGCGCAACACTAAAGAAAGCTGGCGAAGGTTGGAAAGAAGTACAAGATAGAATTAAATCTGGTTTACCACCACGATTTAGAGATAATATAAAAACTAAATGAGTATAGAATTAGCAAAATTAGATAATAAAGAATATGTATATGGAACTTACGAAGAAGTTGAAGCATATGCAGAAAAAGAAAATACGTGTGTAGATAGATATTTAGATCACGTTAATCCCTCAACAGTATATAATCAATTTAAATGGATAGGCAAAGGATTATCAGATCCTTATGCAGTTTCTGTTCCTTACAACTATGATAAAGAGAAACCAGCTGGAACATTTAATACACGTGGGGTTAATCAAGAAAAATGGTAGAAAAGAATATGATGTTTAAACATACAGAAATAAAATATAATGAAGAAGGATTAGATCAACAGAATAGAAAATCCGGTAGAGTATACGTAGATGATTCAGGTAATGAATATCCTAGTATAACAAGAGTATTATCCATTCTCAGTAAAGATGCTATTATAGCTTGGCGTAAACGTGTTGGTGCAGAAGAAGCTAATCGTATTAGTACTAAGGCAGCTAAGCGTGGTACTAAAGTGCACGGACTTATAGAAAAATATATTGCAAATGAAGATTGGAATGTTGATGTAAATCTTTTAGATTTAGCAGTCATGAAAGATGTTACACCAGCCATTTCAAAAAGCTTATCTGAAGTATATGCTATAGAGAAAAAGATGTATTCAGAACATTTAGGAGTTGCTGGCACGGTAGATTGTGTTGGTATTTGGAATGGTAAAAGAAGTATTATTGACTGGAAGACTTCACGTAAGTGGAAGAAGAAAGAATGGATTAGTGGTTACTTTATGCAATCTGCAGCTTACGCTGTTATGTGGGAAGAGAGAACAGGTATGCCAATTAAGAATTTAGTGGTATGTATCGCTGGAGATGAAGGCTTACAAATATTTGAGGAAGATCGTGATGATTGGACACAACCATTAATAGATACTATAGATAAATTTAAACGAGGAAACAAATGAGTGAAGGTTACGCAGGACCATTATTAGAAGCTTTAGTTATAAAACTTGAAGGTGATATAGCAATTGCAAAAGCTAACATCGGGGTTTATAAAACAAACGCAGCTGGTATAGGTGAACATCCCGGTATTGTAGAAGCTATCGAAAGCGAAATTTCTAAAATAGCTGAAGCAGATGACAAAATAGAGACTATTAGAAAATACTTTTAGTATAAATAGTAGTTTACAATATCATTTTTTTATGGTATAATAGGACTACTATGCAAAATTTTAAACAATATTTATCAGAAGGTACCAAAGGTTTAACTATCTTTGATATCGATGACACTATGTTTAAAACAAAAGCCAGGGTAAAGATAAAATCTACTGGCAAATATCTAACTCCCCAACAATTTAATACCTATAAATTAGGTAAAGGTGAGGAGTTAGACTTTGGTGAATTTAAATCAGCAAAGTTATTCCAACAAACTGCGGTTCCAATCGGTAAGATGATCGCTAAGTTTAAAGCGATTCTGAAAAATGCTGTTAAGTCAGGATCGAAAGTAATAATAGTAACTGCTCGAGCAGATATGGACGATAAGAAATTATTCCTTGATACATTTAGATCTCATGGAATCGATATTGATAAATCACATATCATTCGAGCAGGTAATCTAGGTATGAAATCAAGTGCTGAAGCCAAAGCACAAGTATTCAAACAATTCCTAGACACAAATGAATACAGCAGAATTAGATTATTTGACGATGATAAGAGTAATTTGAAAGCACTCCTATCCCTCAAAGATGATTATAACGACATAGAGTTTGAAGCTTGGCTAGCGAATGACAAAGGTCAAATTAAAAAGGTGAAGTAATGCCAACAAAATTTAAACCAAGCACACACGTAAGATTAAGAGGAGAAGCGAAAGCTACCACAACTCACTATTATATTAAAAATATTTCTCAAGAAGAATTATTTGAAACATTAAATAATAGTAATACTGTTAATAAAAAGAAACAAAAAATTAGAAATGAATTAGTCCGAAGAGGGATTAAAATAGTAATGGTACCAAAAGATGTCTAAACAATGGCACGGGGGAAAGGGTGATAAAGTCCGAAGTCCAGATCAGCAAAAGTATGCTGATGGATGGGAACTAGCCTTTGGCAAAAAGAAACCAGAAGTTAAGGCTCGTAAAGCCCAACCAGATCATTCTATTACACAAATACATAGAGATAAATCTAAAGTCATTCCTAGGAAGCATAAATATAAAGATACAGAGGAAAGAATATGAGTATGGATTTAGACAAATTTGATTTTGGATTTACGGCAGTAGATGAGTCAGAACTAGAAGCAGTTCAAAAGACTAGTAGTAAATTAGAATCAACATCAAGTAAAGCTTCAGAGTTAGAGGATAAGTTAAATAAACTATATAATGCTATTCAACCTCTATTAACAAATTTAAAAATGAATCCGGAGAAAGAATATATTCTCTGGCCAAACAGAGTAGAAAAGGTAGAACAATTCGAAGATTTAATATCTGCAATTGTTAAATAAAATATGGCACTAAACTCAACAAACCTAGGTCTAAACGAAATCAACCAACACGTCGACGGTAATACAGGACCAACATATACTATTACGGATAATGCTGATTTAAACGCGGCAGATGTAAGACAATGGGGAGCAGATTTTGGTCTTGCAGGTTATGCTCTAGATAATAGTAGTATTGATACTACTGCTTCATCTGAAATAGGAATGGGAGAATTCAGAGCAGCTGCTGCTCCAACTCAAGCTTTTTCAGGAACTATGGCTGCACTG